AAAGCCTGCACCTATATTAGAAGCACTTCTGCCTATAAAAGTATTTGGCACACCATAAGCCTGGTCAGCAGTATTTCCTATTCTGCCTATTGCTCCTGTTAAGATGTTGAATCCTTCTTGACGTAATCCTTCTTTAGATAATTTTTTTGCATTTTTTAATCTATTGGCTGTTCTAATTATTGAACCAAGAGTTATTCCTTGTCTGCCTCCTCCTAGTTGACTACCAATGTATGTGTATGGGCCATCGTTGGCTCCAAACAATCCTGATAATACGCCACCAGTTCCAAGTAAACTTGTAGATCCTCCTCCTGATAAACTGTTAGGCGATGGAGTTTTGTCATAGTGTTCTTTTCCAAAGCCAGCAGGAGCACCGTTGGCTTGTACTTTACCTCTAGAATAAAATACTGCTTCATATTCAACCGACATCTGATTTTGTACTGGTGCTGATTCTTGATTGTTCATTGAATCGTGTTGCCATCTCTGTATAATTGGATTTACTAATGTGTAACAAGTGTAAGTTTTTCTTGCCATTTGATAAATTTGAATACTTGTAAAAAATGGAATATTAGCATCCGAGTCTAACCCAAATCTATTTTTGGTATTTTTTTTCTCTTTTAATACATTTGATTTACTGTAAGCTCTGTCTGTGTTAGTGGATTGATTTCCTTGGGTATCTTTACTGGCATAATTTCCATCATTGAAATAGTATCTATAATATGTTTCCCACAATGCAGTTGTTACTCCATAGTTGTCGTCATGAAAAGTGATGTTAATTGGATCATATGAAATTTTTGTTTGTATTTTTCTTTTTATGTTGTATTGTTGTGCAGTAATCATATCCACAGTGTATTGTGGTAAGTCTACCGCCTTCACCAGCATGTTCAATTCTCGTTGATGATTACTTAATGGCGGATCTGTGATTGCCGCTTTTGGGTTGATATTAAAAACCACATGGTATAAAAATTTTTGCTTGGGTGCTAATCTGAAACTGTCATCTACATACAGTCTAGAAGCATGGCTGAAATCTGCTAGATTTCCTTTAGGATTGAGTGTTCCTTTAAGAACATTGTCTAAAAAACCTTTGAGTAAATTTGCCATGTACAGTATTTATGTGCTGTAAAAAGTGATGTGTTAAAAACCAAAAAAGGGACTTAAAAAGTCCCCTTTTCGATACTTTAAATTTTTAAATGCTTACGAAAATTACGCTCCGCCACCCGTAATCAAAGTGTTTATAGTTCTGCCTACAGCAGTTCCTACACCCGAACCTTGAGGAGTTTGGATAGCATTGTCGTATCTTAATGCTAACGTTACAGTAACTGGTTCACTTGTACTGTACGATAATTGATTATAGTTTGCTGATTCAATACAGCAACCGTATAATTCAAATGTTTCTAATGTGTTTGGAGTGTTTGCTCCGTTACCACCATCTAATATTTCAATTCTAGTAACAAATTTGTAATCAGCACCTGATGCCGCCGCACTCATTTCAAAGAAGTCAAATTGTTTCTGTAGTTGCTCGCCAACAAGTTTTTGTACGTTGTTGCTAACATCTTCTCTTAATGTAAGTGTAACAGTTTCCCATGTGTGTTTACCTGCTAGATAAACTTTAGAGTTATACACGTCAACAGTAGTTGTTTCGAAACTTAAATTAGGTCTTGTAATATCTACAACTTGCTTTGTTAGTTCAGTAGTTGGTGTAGATACACCAAAGTTTTCTAGTGATACTCTAAAACGATACTGTAACTTTGGCATTAACAGACCTTGGTTAGAAGCAGATTGGTTACTGTCTAAAGGTACTGTAATTTTTGATAGTGTAGATATACTCATTTGTTTCTCCTATAATATTTATCTATTATAATCCTGCTATTTCGCCAGTATTTTTCAATCTTAATGGTACGTAGATGAACTCTACTGCTTTGACTGGTTCAATAGCAATATCTAAGTACAACTCGTTTCTGTCTATCCTAGTAGGTGTGTTGTTTGATTCGTCACACACAACCAAGAAGTCATAAATCGCTCTGTTACCAACTAGTTCAAGTAATAAACTTTCTGCTTGAGCTTTGATTTCATCTCTTGTGATTTTATCATTTGGCTCAAAAACATAAGGTCTCGCTAATTTGTTTAACTGACTTCTCATGTAAATTACTAATCTAGCAACGTTAATTCTGTCTAATGCAGAACTTCCAGCAAATCTTGTTTTTTGTCCGTAGTTGACTAAACCAGCACCTGTTATGAAAGTAATTGGGTTAACATTGTTTGAATACAATGTATCTCTTTGTCCTTCATTTAATGCTGTTGAAACAAATTCGCCTTCGTTACTAATGTAACCTGTTGAACTTGCATTTGTGATTCCGCCACGTCTTGTACCTGCTGGAGCAAACCATGGAAAAGAAACTTGATCACTTAAAGCAATAGTTCTTAACATCATGTGACTTGATGGAACAACTACATTGTTTCCAAAGTTATCACTTGTGAACCCTGATGGATAAAATACTCCAAGATATTCGTCTGTACTTACAAGTCCGTTATCATTGTCTTCCACTGCTAGGTTAACATTTGATGCCCAATTTTGTAAACTTGTTGCATCTGGTGTTAATCTCATTGGTGAGTCACCAACTATAAATGCTGACAAGCCTCTGTCATTGTTTAACGAAATCATTTCGCCAAGCAATTCTGGATAACCTGGTGTTGCCATAATGTTAAACAATCTAGACTCATCATCTCTGATTTCTTGATTAGAATTTAACATTGCTTGTAATGATTGTACAACAACTTTTTTCTGTGCTATTCTACCAAATGATCCTGAACCATCTACTTGGTTAGCCGATTCAGTTGTCCATCTGTGTGGATAGTAAGCCGCCATTGAACTGTCGCTGTCTGAACCTCTTGTGTTGTTTGCTGTAACATCAACATAATTTCTTGTAAATTTCTTAACATTGAAACCTGAACGTCTTGTGTTCCATAACAACATACCTTTTGGATATAGTGCTGGATCTGGAGCATCAGTGTCTAAGAAGTCACTTGCTAATAATTCTACAATAGTACCTGTTGGTGCAACTGTTGCCGTACCACCTGTTGTACCGTATCTAGCATCAGCAAATAGAATTCCATTTTCTGTTGTTTGATCTGTTTTGTCAACTAGAATCCATTTTAACGAAGTTGCATTCCATTTGTAAATTGTTGGATAATTTTCTAGGTCTGCTGTTGAAATCCATAAGTCGCCTTCAACAAGTGTTGTTCCATCTGATTGTGTAGTTGGAGCAGTTGATTTAACTTGTGGACCTGCTGGATCTGAACTTGATACTGCTGAGTAACCTTTCCAGTCTGTACCGTTGTGATACATAATGTCTACTTCATCAACAATTGATGAGTACCATAATTGTCCATTTGCCGCAGTTGTTGTAACTGCTGTGGCACTTGCTGTGTATGATAAAATTTTCCAGTTACTTGCTCTGAATCCAGTGCTTGTTGTGTACAAGTTTGCTGTACCTGCCTTGGTAACATAGTTGTAACCAGTGAAACCTGCTTCACCCAAAGTACCGCTTGTGTCAACAATTTCAAACTCACCACCGTCGTCGTGTTCAATTGAAATTCTGTTTGAAGAATCAACACTTGCCACAATGTTTGTGAATCCTGAACCGTTAATAGCACCTGCTATTAAATCAGCATCAGTTGCCGCTCCTGTTGGAGTTACACTAACTGTTACTGCTGAGTTCAATGCTAGTTGTCCTACAATTGATTCAGCAATAGTAAATGTTTTGCTACCTGCTGTGATACCTGTTGTGATTGCTGTACCTGTAACTTTTGTTGAACCTGTAGATTCTCTTCTTAAAATTGTTTGCTCTAACGCAGTTGATCCAGTGTCATGGTCAATGTATAAATTTCCTACAGCAAGATTTAATCCGCCGCCTGTTCTATCTAGATTGTATAGAGCTGTTTCGGCATTTGAATAAATTGGTGCTGTTATGTCTTCCCATAACTTTGTTGTACCGTTGAATTTTTTAACTGACCATTTCGCACCTGAGTTAGGTGTTGTTGTTTTAACCCATAAAGAACCTGTTGGTCTTGGATTTGTATCAGTTGATTTAAATGCTGGTACTGAAGTGTGCGGAGCAGTTTGTAATGCTGGAACGTAATATGTTCCTGTTGCAATACCTAAACCTATTGCTATGTCTAATGTACCTGATCCAAGTTGAATGTCAGCGTCATTAGATCCATCATAATAGATTGCTAATATTCCGCCTACTACTCTTGCTGATAAACCTGTAACACCTGCACCTGAAATATCTGAAGCCACTGCTGTTGCTGTTGTACCTGATGTTGTGATTGTTGTTGCACCACCGTTAATAGTGATTGTGAAAGTTGTTCCTGAACCAATAGTTCCTGTGTAACCTGTTGTTGCTGTTGATCCTAACACAGTTGGATTTGATGCAACCCAAGCCGTTGAACCTACGCCTACCCAACTACCATCGTATTTTTTGTAAAACATTTCGTTGGCATCTGTTGTTGCCACGATTGCATAATCGCCTGCTTGTCCAAATGAAGTTTTTGGAACACCTGCACTTAAAAGTGTTGCACTTGTAATTACGTGAGGAATTTTGTTGCTAAAAGTTTGTCCACCTGTTGTTGATGCTGAAGCACTATTCCATTCAAATATTCCAAATTTTGAAACTGCTGTGTCAAACCAATAAGTTCCAGATTCTGGATTTGCCGCTGGTGCTGTTGCTGTTGCTTCTAATTGACCTAGATCAACATCTGCTCTCACAACGTATGCTCTGTTGGCAACACCTAAATAACTGTAAGCCGCTTGTAATCCGTATTCGTTTGTTTCACCACCATTGATAGGATTATTATTGGCATCTGTTTTAAATATTGGATCACCAAATGTTTCTGCTAATTCTCTTTGAGAAGTCATCAAGTACACTTTGCCTGCGTTAGCGGCTGTTGTACCTTGTGCTATTCCTGTTCCGGAACTGCTTGTTTTGTCTGTTGCCGAAGCAACGAAAATCATAGGGACTGTGCCCGGTTCTGCTGGTGTGTAGAAACTTTCGTCTATTACACTAACTTGTACTCCTGGTGAAACTAATGCCATCTTTTTATCTCCTATTAAAGTGTAAAACTTTATATTGCTAGTATTTATGACAATGTGTCAAATCAAGCCGTATTAAGTGTTATTAAAAAAGGGGTTAAAAAGGGCAGGTAAATACATTCGTATGAGACCATTATGCACTAAATGTAACCAAAGACCTTGTGCTGTGAACTATAAAAAAGGCAATAAGACTTATTATAGAAAGCAATGTGAGATGTGTTTGAAGCATGGAGGACCTAGCGGTTATCAACCCAAATGGTATATTGCTGGATATAGAACTAAAACAAAGTGTGATAAATGTGGACATTCCAGCAAGTATAAACAACAATTTAACGTGTTTCATGTGGACAGTAATCTTAATAATTGTAAGTTTAATAATTTAAAAACAGTGTGTGCTAACTGCCAGAGATCGTTGCACCTTGAAGGAATCCGTTGGCAACAAGGCGATCTTGTACCTGATTTTTAAGTTCAGCAATGGTGCCATTATTAGATAATTCTGTATTAAAATTTGTGTTTGCCCATGCCCATTCAGAAGGATGTACATCTTTGGGTTCTTTTCCAATGTCCTGATACATTTTAAACCATAATGGCAGTTGTCCTCTTTTTACCCACCATACTTCTCCGTTAATTTCTTTAATCATTGTGGCTTCATTTTCAAAACGCACATCGGGTATTACCCAGTTAATGTTTGGATTATCTAAAACTTTCTTTTTTGCTAAACTTACCCACACACCATTATAAAACCCATCACGCATACATTCTGTGCCAAACACTTGAAGCACATGTCTGGGAGTAATATCTTTACCCATTTCTTTACTCCAAAATTCATCAGATTTTTCACGCCATGCTCTACTTTCATCTGTTTTTCCGTCCAACAGTTGTCTATCCCAATCAAACATTTCAGCCACACTGTCTTTTAATTTGTCAGCAAATGATAATTTTTGAAAGTTCTTTTCTTTTACTAAAAAGTCAGCGATGGTATCTTTGCCTGAACCTATCAGTCCGCATATTCCTATAATCATAATTGTAATTGTGTTGTTCCTACTCCTACCTTGCCTTTAACAAAGAAATTAAATGCTAGACTTAATCTATCTTTGTCTGCATCTTGCGGCGGCACTGTGTGTTCCAACCAAGATGGAAACATATACAGATCATTTTTTTTAGGCTTTAAACCGTAATAGTCTAAATTGAATTGATTATTATTTTTATTTTTAAAAGTTGGTTTGACTGTGTCGTGAAAAAGATTTGTGTAAAAATAAGGCTTGTTAAATATGATCGGAGCAGATGTGTCATCACTTTCAACATAATACACTCCACTGATCATTGCATTTGGGTGTGAATGTTGAATAATATGATCGCCTTTTCCATTTTTGTTTACCCAACTTGTTGTCAATTCAAAATCTTGTTCAATATCTAATACATCGCTAAC